CAGACTTATGGCCCTGGACTCCAGTGCAATGTAGCTGGAAACACCTACTATTACGCGGCGCTGTGTTGAGGAGGAAGAACCATGCTGATGATCGAACTGGCCGCGCTGGAAAACGGCGCGCACCGAAATCAATGGACAGACGGCGCGATCACCCCCCCGGATGGGTGGGCGGCGGTGCCGGAAGAGCTGGAAGCTAAGGCTGCTGGGTATCTGCCCTATATCCTATTAACGGTGGAAGAGGGGGAGATCACCGGCGTGGCACAGGGGGCGGTCCCAACGCCCACCCCTGCGCCCGAGCCGGAGCCGGACGCGCTCACCCAGACCCAGCTTGCCGTGGCGGAGCTGGCCCAGGTGGCAGAAGACAACAACACTGCGGCGCAGCTCGCCATCGCGGAGCTGGCTGAGACGTTGCTGGGAGGTGAGACAAGTGTCTAAGCTGTACGTTGACCTGATCCGCAAGGGGCTGAAGACCATCGACGACGTGCCCCTGCGCTGGCGGGACGAGGTCCAGGCGCTGCTGGAGGAGGCGCAGGTATGATTAGGCTTGATAACTGGCGTGTGCGGATGGAAGTAAGGGACCGGGAGCTCGGGTATGAGTCGGACCACCTGCACCGACGGCTGGAGATCGCCGCGGACCTGGACGCGGGGTGGGCGGTCAAGCTGGATATGGCCCTGGGGAAAGTAAAGAACGTGGTGGACCTGGAGCGGACCGGGGACGTGCTGTGGGTGGAGCTCACGCGGGATATCCTGGCCTCCGACGGGCTGTACCGCTGTCAGCTCCGGGGCCTCAAAGGGGATACGGTGGCCCACAGCAACCAGTTTGAGCTGCTGGTGAGCGGGAGCATCAACGCTGCGGAGGCATTTCCGAGCGTCGAGCCCTCGGAGCTTGCCCAGATGGAGGCCAGGGTCACACAGGCCAAGGCCGACGCAGTGGCCGCCGCAGACCGGGCGGAAGCGGCGGCGGTCCACCCGCCCAGGCTGTCCGGGGATCAGACGTGGATGGTGTGGGACCTGGAGAGCGGGGCGTATCAGGATACCGGCGTCTACTCCGGCGGGGCGGCCCCCAACATTGGGCCCGACGGGAATTGGGTCGTCGGCGGCGTGGATACCGGCGTATCGGCGACGGGTCCCAGAGGAGAACAGGGACCTATCGGTCCCGCTGGTCCCCAAGGAGAGAAGGGAGATCCAGGAGAACAGGGACCAGCGGGGCCCAAGGGAGACACCGGGGAGCAAGGCCCGCAGGGGCCGAAGGGCGATACCGGTGCCCAGGGATTGCAAGGCCCAAAAGGAGACCAGGGGGAACAGGGCATCCAAGGCCCGCAGGGGCCCAAAGGTGACACCGGAGACACCGGCCCGCAGGGTCCCGCAGGTGCGGATGGCGTCGGCCTCCCCACCGTGACCGCAGAGGACAACGGCATGTATGCGGGCGTGGTGGACGGAGCGTGGGGCAAGGTGAGCGCGCCGGGTGGGGGCGGCGCTATGCAGGTCATCAAGAATATCAGCCTAACAGAAGCTGTTGTAAAAATAGAACTCGGAATATCCGCGACAGATTATGCCTATATGCTGATTTTAATCTCTGTCCCTGCGACAGGGTCGGGAGGTACAACAAATTACTGGCTTGGGGACAGCATCCATCAGATAAGCAGCAACCTTGCATGGTATCAGGCTTACACGAATGCGATTGCGGCCAGTGCTTTAGAAATATTTAAGCTGTCTGACAATACGATTTGGACCAAATTGCAGCTTGGGGCTACACCGACGACAAGGGATGCAATGAAAGCCTACGGAGTTGAAACATCGGTTGGAACGGGGCTGTATTTGCAGCAACAAAACAGCTCGAACAGTTTCCCGGTTGGGACTACTGTGAAAGTATATGCACTGATTTAGGAGGGGGGGAGCACGTGAGGGTTTATGATAACGGCATCTACCGCGACGCCACAGCAGAAGAACTCGCGGAGCTGGAGGCCATGGGACAGGCCCAGCCCCCCATCTCGCCCACAGTGACGGAACGGCTCTCCGCGCTGGAGGCGGCCATGCTGGAGCTGATGATGGGAGGGACAGGCGATGGTTGAGTTTATCCGCATCCAGTATCGTCTGGGCCGTCTGACGGCGGAGCAGGTGCGCTCCATGGCCCCGAAGTGGATCACTGCCGATCAGGCGGAAGAGATTATCCATATGTGACAGGCCGAAAGGCCGGAAAGGAAAATTATTATGAAGCATCTGTACGAGTACATCAATGAGATCATGGACATCGCCTCCGTCAACCACGCGGAGCCGCAGAACGCCAAGGATATGTTTTTGGCCAATATCCGGAACGCCGGGGACCCCACGCTGCCCCACTACAGGGGTGCGGGGGATGTGGATTACGCCGCGCTGGCGGAGGACCTGCCCAGACTAACCAATGAGGGAGCGGCCCTCACTCAGGCGTTATTTGACCACTACAAGGCGCTGGTGGAGCTCCGCAGGGCGGGGCGGTACGCCGAGGCGGTGGAGCTGATGCGCGGGGCTGTGGAGGCAGAGTCAAACGGACTTTGCGACGACGATGAGTAAGTACATCGCCTCCATCCCACTGGGGGACATAGACAGGATACGAATCTACATCAACCCCGGCAAGCTGTCCCTCCGGCAGATTGTGGCCCAGGAGGCTCCAGACCTTGCGATCACGGGCAACTTCTGGCTCTACGAGACCTACCGCCCCACATGCCCCATCAAGGCTGACGGGAAGGTGCTGGCGACCGACGCATACCACTACCCGGCTCTGATCTGGGATACCGGGCCGGACATCTCAATGGGCATAGTCCCGCCCGGCGGGGCCTGCGGCAAGGCGAACTATATTGCAAATTCCGCCGGACTCTACCAGGGCAAGCCGGAGACCATGTACTGCAAGCCCGATGTCCGGGGGCGTCGTGGCCGGACTGGGTGGGGCATGTGGGGCGGGGCGCTCGCCTTTATCGCCTTCCCGGACGGGGACGGCATGGAGCCAGAGGAGCTGCGGGACTACGTGCAGGGCCTCGGATGGTCCGACTTCATCATGGGCGACGGTGGGCGCAAAGTTAACTATTATAACAGATCCACTGGGGATATGGTGCAGGGCCGTGACCCAAGCCAGAATCTGATTTTGGTCTACAAGCGCAAGAGGGCATCCGAGCCCAGCGACAGCGGGTCGGATGGGGAGAGGACGAGCGACGGAGCGGATGAGACCTGCCCGGGAGGGCGGGGCGAAGGATGCGAAGTCGGTGAGGATGACAAGGAGGAGAAGCCAATGAGCGAAGCATACCAGGTGACACCCTCGGTGGGCGTGAACATCCGCAGCGGCCCCGGAACGGGCTATTCCAAGGTCGGCGCTTACGCGCAGGGCACTGTGGTGACGGTCACGGCCACGCGGGACGGCTGGGGACAGACGGAGAAGGGCTGGGTCAGTCTGGACTATCTGGAGGCTGTGGAGGCCGCGCAGCGGGTCACGGACAACGGCCTGCGCATCCAGGCGCGGTACATCGACGCCGGGCGGAAGAACCGCCCGGGCGGCGTCAACCCGTGCGGCTACATTACCATCCATGAGACGGGCAACGCGGCCAGGGGCGCCGACGCGGCGGCCCATGGCTCCTACCTGAACAGCGCCGCCGGAGAGGCCGCTCTGGTAAGCTGGCACTACACGGTGGACGACCACGCTATTGTGCAGCATCTGCCCGACGGCGAGACGGCCTACCACGCGGGGGACGGCCCCAAGGGGACCGGCAATGCCCGGAGCATTGGGGTCGAGATCTGCGTCAACGCGGACGGCGACTTTGCCAAGGCCAGAGAAAACGCGGCCTCGCTGGTGCGGCTGCTGATGGAGGAGCACGGTACCCCCATCGGTCATGTGGTCCAGCACAATCACTGGAACGGCAAGGACTGCCCGTACACCATCCGGCACACAAGCGGGGCCTGGGAGGCATTCCTGGCGTTGTGCGAGGGAGGGCCGTGTGCAAAGACGAACCGGCAGACGGTACAGGCGCGCTTCGGGCTGGCCGAGGAGACCATGGACTACCTGGAGGCGTACCGATACGGCGCGGACCTGCTGCAAAAGCTGGCCGCGGCAAATTAGGAGAGGAGTACTTATCATGACCAACAAGATCAGCGCGGGCACGATTGCCCGGACCGTTGTACTGCTGCTGGCCCTGGTCAACCAGGTGCTGAGCATGCTGGGCGTCCAGACCATCCCCATCGCGGACGAGAACGTCAACACCCTCATCGCCACCGGCTGGACCATCGCCGCCTCCCTGGCGGCGTGGTGGAAGAACAACAGCTTTACACAGGCCGCCCTTGCGGGGGACGCCCTGAAGGACGAAATCAGGGCCAGGGAGGAGTAAGCCATGGCGGAGGACATCGCGGTCAAGGTGGCCGAAATCGATCAGCGGAGCATATCGAACACCCACCGGCTGGACAAGGTGGAGGAGCGACAGGACAACCTGGACAAACTGGTGTCCTCCGTGGAGGTGCTGGCGACACGGCAGGAGACGGTGGAGACCGACGTGAAGGAGATTAAGAGCGACGTGAAGGCTCTCACCGAGAGGCCCGCCAAGCGCTGGGACGGTATCGTGGACAAGCTCATTTGGCTGGCCGTCTC